TAATTTCACCATCAATAATAATATCTGTAACTCTGTTTATCTCATTGTTTAAACGATCTGTCAAGAATTCTGTAAAAGAATAATCACTAGGCTCCATCTATTCTGAATCCTTGTCTATTAATTTATCAGCTATCTTTCTACCTAGTTCAGCACCCTTTGTCCTTTCCTGTGCTGATGTCTTAGCTATATCTGCACCGATCTCTGCACCTTTCATTTCAAGGTCAGCCTCTATCTTAATTCTTTCTAATTCATCTTTCATTGTTGCTTTTTGCATATCAGCAGCAATCTTAGCTTCATCTATTGTAGCTTTAGTTTCTGCTTGCATTTGTTTAATTTCAAGTTCTTGCTTCTTCATTTGAATAACAGGGTCTTCCATTTGTTCCTGTATTTCTTCTTGCTGTGCTTCTTGTTGATTTTTGCCTAGTAATTGTTGTGCCGCTGCTGCAACAAGCGTAGATAGCCTTTCTTCTATTTCAGGAGGCAATGATTCACCAACTGGAGGTAATTCCGTACCTAGTTCTTGCTCAATTTGTTTCCTATACTCAAAACCTAAATGTTCAATAATATGCGCACTTAAAGCTGCCTGCATTGAATCCGCATTAGGGGCTTGTCCAGCCAGTTCTTGCACTTTAGGGTCTTGTATCATAGACATATGTACTGTTATATGTGATGCATGTTCTTGATATTGGAACGCCTTAACTGGTTTACTATTAAGAATATTCATATTCTCGCTAACTGGATCAGTAGGCTTAATGTCATCATCAAGAGGTACAATATCATCAGGATCACGTATGCCAAGAACCTCTAACATCTGTCTATGTAGTTTAGGCAGGTCATACATTTGAGGTGCAGTCTGTGCTAACTGCAAAGCGGCTTGATATTGCATGATTCTTTGCGCCATAGTCGCTGCATTTGGGTCTGAAACCGGAATTATATCGACTCTATCGTCAAAATCGCTTGCTTTTATTGCTTGATCACCATCAATTTCGTATTCATAGCCTTCTGGCATGTAATCTTTGATGATTTGAGACAAAATACCCAATTCTTTACGCATTGAAGCGTGTAATCTGGACTGAATAGCACTCATTACCTTCATATTTCGCTCTAAAAGGGCTAATGTAGTACCTACAGGAGCCTGATTGTTCATATCGGACACTTTTAAGTCCGTAATAGAGGCAAATCTACGCCCTTCTTCAACAATATTGCCTAATAATTGATATAAAGTGCCTGACGGCTCCTTGTAAGGAAGAAAAGTAATGTTATCCCTTATACTTCCGCCCGGAACATCTACATCCCTGAACTCGCCCGGATATATTGGTGTGTCATCACCCTTAATTCTAAGTCCTCTAGTCTTTAAACCGCCCGGAAGGTTAGATAATGTACCTGCATCTACCAATTGTCTAAGTAAAGAAGTGGCAGATTTTGCTAATCCACCGACCATATGGATCAAACCGAACCCATAAAAGCCTAAACCCGGCATATATTGATAATGTACGAAGTGCTGTCTACGCATTTTTTGTGGATCATCTTCCATATAGTTGCGTCTTATTGATAAAATGATGCCAGAACCCTTATCAATAGTAACTACATAAGGTAAAGCAATGCCTGTTTCTTCTCCATCTACAACATCTTCAAAACCTTCTAGTTCTAAATCAACATGCATTTCAAGCAAAGTATGCATTCCATCCTTGCTATAAGTATTCATTTCATACTCATAGTTAGGAGAAGTACCTGTCAATTCGCCATACTTATCTTTTATCTTATCTGACATAGAGCCAGATTGAGGTAAATCTATATCGCTATAAAATCCAGCAACTTGCAATTTAATAATATCATTTAGCGTCATACGCATAACATGTGTTGCACGTACAGCAGTTGTTAAATCAGATGCTCCATAACTAACAACAAAATCTTCTGCCGGAATAAACATAGAACAAGGTCTCTGCATATTCACATCCCAATAAATCTTCTTAAATGCAGAACCAGCTAAAGGCAAACTAAATAGCATTCTTTCAACTTCATTACGATACTCAGCCATAGTTTCCGTTAGAAGATAATTCATATAATCTTCAACACGCCTAGATTGTTCTTCTTTTTCTTCGGTTAGCTTGCCGACAATATTTGTCCTGACCGGACCGCTTGCTGGCAGTATTTCTCCTACTGCCTGTGATTGAAAACGTATAACTGCTTCTGCGAGTAACGGATGATGAACGCCACAGGCTCCAGCCCAAGGCTCTGTTCTTTCTTCAACTTTTAATCCTAAATTATCTAAACCTTCTATATAGGCTCTTTCCCAATCTGCTCTTGATTCTTTATCAGATTCAAAAGCACCAATCAATTCATCAGCCAAATTTCTTAAATCACGTTCATCAATATAATCTGCAAGATTAGAATTAAATTCAACTTGGTTATCTGCATCAGGATCAAAATCAATAATCATTCCTCCATCATCAGTCTCAATAGCTACTGCTTCAGGATTGACAACACTTATATTTAATTCTTCTGCCATTTCTTAAATTTTAAACTAATTAATAGTAATCAGCAAACCTTTCAACAAGTTCTGTTTCTGGTTCATCATGTGTTAAAGAAATAAATCCACCTTGTCTATATCGCAATAAAGCCTGCGTTGAAGAGTCAACCAAGTCATCATGGTCTCCTACCGGAAAGGATGCAAACTGTTCTATAACTTCTTCAGCCCATCTTTTAGCCGGACACCATACTGTACCCGATGCAAATAAATCTGCAACTGCGTTTACACGTGCTACCTTATCATTTCCTCTTGATGGTGTAAATTCCTGAACCGGAATACCCATTCTACGCAATTCAAATATCAAAGGAGAGCCAGCAGCCTTTGCTTCCACAATAAAAGCATCAGGAACCCATGATTGATATTCATCATAGGCTCTACGCTTTAATTCAGGAAATTCCATTCTTTCTTGAAAAGCATCTAACAAAATTATATTAGGAGTCACATATCCAGATTCACTCTCTTGATAAAAAACACCCCATGTCGTACAAGCTGAATAGTCAGCGCGTTCTGTTTTAAGAAATGCCGTATCCCAAGACTGAATAATAAATTCACAAGCAGGCGGGTCTTTCTTTTCCCAAGTCTGCCACCATTCTCTTTTTACCAATGCCCCTTCTTCCGAAGTTGGGTTTTGCTGATATTGTGCTTCCCAATGGGGAACGGGCAATGTTGCCCTAATCTTTTCTAATTCTTCAAGTTTCCAATATTCTTCCCAAAGACTTCTGCCTGAAGGTAGGATAGCTGGCAATTCAATTACTTCCCATTGATCACTACCATCCCTAGTTATGCTGTCATGCAAAATAGAGCCACAGAGGTCTTTCTTCCCCCACCTAGTCATTACAATAATAATCGCACCGCCCGGCTGTAAACGCTGTCTAGGACCACTTAAATACCACTCATAGGTACCATCAAACACTTTTGGATCAGCAGATTGACCCTGTTGCTCAGAATGAGGATCATCAATGATAAGCAAATCCGCACCACGACCAGTTACTGCACCACCAACACCAATTGAGAAATACTCACCACCACCCGATACATCAAAACGTCCGGCAGCTTTACTGTCGAGATTCAACCCTACTTCCGGAAAGATTCTCTGATACTCCTCGCTATCAATTAAGTTTCTAACCATACGACCAAATCTAAGTGAGAGTTCCGCAGTATGCGATGCCATAATAATCTTCTTATCAGGAGAGTTCCCGACTATCCATGCAGGGAGCAACCAAGAGGTCAATTGCGACTTACCGAAACGAGGTGGCATGTTAATCATTAAACGTTTACATTTACCTTGTGCAACCCGTTCAAAAGCTTCAGCCATCTTACTATGATGCGCACCACAAATGAACTCAGACCATACAGAGCCACAAAAATCTAAGAAATTCTCCTGACCCTTCTCCCTAACAACAGAAGTCTCCAAATGTTTAACTAATTGGTCTAATTCCCTGCGCTGTAAGGCGTTTAAACGTGATAAGCGCTCTGGGGTCATCAAGGACATAACTTGATCTATTTGGTTTTGATCAACTTTCATAACTACATATAGTATTGTCAACCATGTTAAAACACAATATAATGCGTTGCAAGGGTATCTCCAAAATAAGGGCTGTCTTACAAATCCTCACATCCAGTCCTCACCCTTTTTGAGCCGGTCCAAATGCGCGGATCGGCTCATCTGTATCCGAAGGTGGCAATTAGCATATAGACAGCACCGGCAGGTGCCATCAAAAGTTACTATAACACATATACCCCTATAGGATTCCTTACCTCCCCTAGAGGCAAAAACAAGGGGTAGGGGGTCTGTAAACGCTTATGTTAAAAAAATGCTAAAATATGGTCTATGAAAATTTAAACTACTATGTAAAGAGCGTGTGCGTGGATGTTAGATGCGCGTATAGGGGGTGGGGGTACGAAATTAGTGCGCGTAGCCACTTGTGGCTTTCCTGTACGAATTTGAACAGCGTTTAAACAGCTTAATGCAGTGTTTCGTCCTTATCTTCGATAACATTGCCTAACAGACCTTTGATCCTGTCCATGATTTCCGTAGAAGTCTCACTAGAGGTTTCCTCTACTTCTATTCTATCCTTGTATAGATTGGCAACCTTGCCTCTGTAATGCTCAGCAGAGACTGCTGAACCCATCTGACCACTCTCTACTGCCTTATCCCTTAGCCTTGCTAACTCTGCAAGGTGGGATTCCTTATCCACAAGGGATCGAGTGTCTTGCTCTGCAAGAAGTCTGGACACTTCGTCCTTTATTTCCTGTTTTTTCATCAAAGATGAACCCCGCTTACTTGCGTTAATTCCCGCCTTGTATCCCGCCAATTCGCATGACTCCCGATTAGACATGCCATTTGCCTTGTACCTACAGAACAAGCGTTGCTTAACGGACAATTCAGTACCTGTAGTGTTAGCTGTATGCTTGTGCTTGAGACTCTTATTTTGGGTATTTTTTGCCATAGGCAAAAGCATACCAAATAGTCCATCCAAAAGCTACCTTGCGCAACCCCTTATTAAAATATATGTTGACATATATGTTAATGCATCTAAACTACAGTGGTGTTGGAGAGGTATGTTTAAACCCCTGAACGTAAGTGAAGGGGATTTAAACAACCTCTCTAACAACTACAACAAATACGAGGAATCAAATCATATGGATACTTTAAACCAAGAAATAATTGCCTTAATCAAGCGACTGCCAAAGGCAGAAAGCGAAACACCATCTGTGCATGGTCTTACCGAATTGGAATTAACATGCGGTAAGATTCTTGATCGCCTTCTGATCGCATCAGGTCATGGCAGACCACCTATCCGAATACAGATAGGCGATAAACAAGTAGAGTCTATGTAGGTTTTACCTACTAGGCATTAACCAACAAATAAGAGGAACAAACTATGTTTGG